CCTTGCTTCTAAAAGTTTGCCCTGGTACTGCTCTTCACCTCGAGCCATCTTTTCTGCGTGCATAAGCTGTGCATCAGACATAGCCATTTTAGTTTTCTGTCTATTGCTGTAAATTTTGCTCCCAGCTTGTAGAGCTATCTTTGCTAAACTGAACCAAGCCATAATTATACTACGATAGCTGTTTTTCTTTTGTCTGATCTCATTCTTTTCGTACCTTTTACACCAACCACTTCTGGTTTTGCGATGTAATTGAACGCTTTGTCGGCAGTTGTTTTAGATCTTGGATCTATTTCAACTTTTTCAGCCGGAACTTTGATCATTTTTTGTTTTTTATAGTTCATCATCGTGTTTTTGCTCCTTATTACTTATCATCGATCTCAATTGCAGTTATACCTGGATTTCCAGCCTTTGCAAGGCTTACTCCAGCTCTTAATTTAGCCAAATCTTCGTTTTGGTCCATCTTATCTTCTGCAATTTCTTTCGCTTGAACCAATTTTGCTCTGTCTAGGTCAGCTCTGGACTCGTCGTAACGTTTTTTACGTTCATTTTCCATAGCTTTAAGATCAACTTCTCTTGCTTTCAGTTTTAAAAGTGGGTCAGAGTCAAATTGTGACGTAATTTTCTTCTCTTCTTCCATAAAATCACCCATCATTTCTGAAATTAAGACAGCTTTTCTAGATTCCATCTCTAAAGATAGCTGTTGTAGTTGTTTTTGCATCATTGGATCTTGTTGTGCTTGTTGTGACATCTGTTGTAGCATCTTAATTTTCTCTGCAAACTCTAATTCTATCTGTTCTTGAGCCATTAAACTAATATGTTCTAAACAATTCTTTTCTAATGCAGCCATAACTGATGGTGAATTCCTAACCATGTTGGTTGCCATAAAATTTAAGTGAGCTGTAATGTGTGCTCTGTGGTCTTGACCTCTAAAAGCTTGGAAAGGTTTGCCACCTAATGCATCTATGTGTTCTAAAGCAGGATCTTTTGGTGCAATTGGAGCTGGTGGTGGTAAAATTTTATCAATATCTTTTACACCGAGAGCTTCGTACATTTTTCTGTATGCATTATATAGGTTGTGAATTTGTGGATTGGATGTGGCTAGTTGTAATTCTGTTTGTGCAATCGTAATTCTTTGCGACATTGAAAATATGTTTGGATCTGCAACTGGTAGAATGTCTACTCTGTCGTCAAAATCCATTTGCTTAACTTCTCTTCTGCCACCAACAACATCGAAAGGATAAACTGGTGGTAAATACATTTTAAATATTTTTGCAAGTAATCTAAATTCTGATCTCATAGATGTGTAAAGTCTTTTGTGTATCGCAGACATAACTCGTGATCCTCTTTCAAGAAGAGCAACTGTTGTACCAACAGCAGCACCTTGATTACCGTCACCAACTTGCATGTCTGCAATAGCAGCAAATCTTTGACCTGCTTGAACTACAATACCCATCAATTGCAACAATGTTGCTGATGGCTCTTTGTATGGAAGCATCATGAAAGAATCTCTTATGTTTCCACCTGGTGCATCTACATCTTTAAATTCACCTGGTTGAATAGGTGCAGCTTCATCTCTAACTCTCACACCTCTTTGTTTAAACCCTGCTGGCAAATTGGATAATGTACCAGCGTCCAACAATTGACGGAGAGCGACCGTTGCCGTTCTACTCAATCCGCCAATCATATGGATCAATCCAAATCCGTAGAATCCTAGTCCTGGCAGAAATTTGAAATGGACAAAATAGGTTATTCTATTTTTTCTTGGATCGTTAGGATCAAAGTTCCTTCTAATAGAAAGAACTTTTCGCGAACCTTCTTCTACAGTAACAATATATGGGAGCTTGATTGCTGTATCGTCTCCGTTCGCATCCTTATCTTCAAAACCTTCTAAATCTAAATTAACGTGACATTCTAAAAGAGTATAAATATTTTCTGCTTTACCTGTTGATTTTGTTCCTTCTAACTCTCTTTCTTTTTGATCAACTTCATTTTTAACAATTGCTGGTGAACCTAAATCTATATCATTATAAAAACCACCAACTTGTTGTTTACGTAAATCATTTTCTGACATTTTTAAAACGTGAATAATAGATTCTGCATCGTCGAGTGATGTAGCTGTGTATGGCACAACTAAATCATCTGCTGGTACAAATTTAGAAACTGCTCTACCTAATAAATCATCGTAGTAAACTTTTTTGAATGTAGATCCTGCGAGTGGTAAATGAAACAACATTTGATCAAACTCTGGTTCATACTCACCCATTTTTTCCATAAGTTCATAGTTCATGTATTCTTTTACTCTTTGAGCTTGTGCTTCTTTTTGTGGATCACTCATACCCACGATTTGTGTTCTGATCGGTCCTTCTGCTGGTAATAATTCTTTGTAAGCTCCTGCTTGAAACTGTGTTACCGCTTCTGCAAGAACAGGATGCGTGGCACCCGATGCACCTTGGAAAGGTTCTGTTCTGTTTTCATATTTAAACCCTAAAAGATCCAAACCTTCTGTATAAGATCTCTCCCAATCTTTTCTGGACATTTTATAATCTGTATAATTTTGAAACATTTCTGATCCGATAGGATCTAAAATTTCATCTGGTAATAATGCTGCTAAATTATCAAAGTGATTTGGATTACCTTCAATGTTTACTTTACTAGGATCAAAATTTAATTCCACTCCACCATCTTCGGTAGGTGTAACTTCAACAGGTTGTTTTGTTATCTCTTCTTGTTTTTGAATCTCTACTTCTTGATCAGGTCCTTCTATTTTTACAGAGGTCCCCAACTCTGAAAGAGTTTTATCAATATCTGCCATTATTTACGCTCCTTGATTGGTGTAACATTTTTAGCTAGATAAGGCAACCCGTGAGGTGTAGGCCCTGATTTTGGTGCTGGTCCTGATTTAACACCTGCTATAATACCACCTTCTGCCATTTCAGTTTTTGTGGCGCTGCCAAGATTTATACCCATTTCCTCTAATTCTTTTACTGTGTATTTTTTACCATCTTTAGCTAGTTCTTCTAAAACTTCATCAATAGAATCAAAACCTGAATCAGTATCAAAATTACCAGGATCGTTTGGATCTGGTCTAGCAGTCACTTCATCATATTGTGCTGGAACTTCTTTAGCTGTACCAGTTGTTTCATCAACAACACCCTCTGATGGTTTATACTCCATCATTTCATCACGGCCCATATCCTCATCTGTTTTTCTAATTGTCACGTAGCCGTCTGTGTCTGTAAGTGTGTAATCTTTATATTCAATTACTCTTTGTCTCTCAACCACTGCTTGTTTATCAGAAACATCTTTTCCTTTTCTTTTTATTAAATCTACAAAATCAAAAAAGTATTGTGGTGTGCCACCTGACTTCACAGCGGATGTCACAGCTTTTTCTGCAACCTTGGTTCCTGTTCCCAGTAACTTGTCTAGACCAAAATATTTTAACATAGCTACGGCTCCGCCTGCTCCGGTTGTTAATAAAAAGTCTCTTCTACTTTGATCTGGTTTTGACAATTGTTGTTCTATTTTTTTATTAAGTTTTTCTATAGCTGTTGCACTTAAACCTAAATTTTGAATTTGTCTTAATATTTTTGGCGCTGCCCTGAAAAATACAAAAGGTGTTACGGGTCCTGGAAACTCTGCAAGGATTTCTAGAGAGTCACCCAGATATTCTTGTGTTGAAGGAAACTGTAAATTTTTTTCTCCTTCTTCTATTAAACTTGTAAGACCTACTTTTTCTTTTGCAGCTTCTGTAATTTTTGGTGAGATACGTTCTCCAAATCTTTGTAATTTCCCTTCTGGATATTTATCTGCAGCTAGATCTGCAACAGTTTCACTTCCTAACGCAGCGAGTGCAGGCACTGTTCTAAACGCAAACTCTGGTATGTTAGCAGCTCCAGATATAGCTTTGTTTACATAATATGGATATGCTCTTGGATCTAAAAACATTTGATTAAATCTTTGCATAAGAGTTTTTTCATCATCTGTTCCGTAAACTGCTTTGTCTAGCTCTTCTGCAAATGTGCCTTTAGGAAATGTATTGTACTCATTAGGGTTGTCCATCATAACTTGTAGTTCACTGTAGTCAGGTTCGTTGCCCGGGATTACTGGTGGAGTGCCATCTTGAAAACCGACACGGCCGCCTTGTGCAAGAGAAATTGAAACTTGATCGTCTTGATTTGTTAGATCTAAATCTTCTGGCTCTACTTGAGGGTTTTCAGAAGCCTCCATTAAATCTTTAAATTTTTCAGGATAGACTTCGGACATCTTATCAAACTCTTGGTCTGATAAAAGTTCCATATCATCTACAACACCTCTCGGTATTTCAAAATCTTTTATTCGATCTTGCCTTTCTTTTAATGGAATATTTTTTTCTACAAAATCAGAATATCTTCTACCAAATGTAGCCTCATAAGGTAATTCAAATTCAGCTTCCTTTCCAGATAATTTATCTATTAAAAATTTACTTCCTCCATACAACAATGCAGGTAAATTAACTATATCTTCAGCTGTTCTAGCAAGTCCTGTTTCAATAACTTTTCCAGGTGGTAATCCTCTTTCTGCTTGTTGAACAAAAGGTATTGTAGCAAGAGGTCCAGTAGCGTATCCAGCTCCTTTTATAACGGGAGCAACTTTTTTTAAAGCACTTTTAACCGATTCAGGTATTTCAATGTTAGCATCAGAAAAATTTAAAATACCTGCAAAACTATTAAGTGTAAAACCTTTTGAATTACCAAATTTTTTAATGTCATTAATATTTTTACCAAAGTTTTCTAATAAACTTTTTAAAGGCACGGTTTCTTTTCCTAACCCAATAGAAAATTTATTTTTTTTATAAAGTTAAAA